TGATATGTTTTATTAAAACGATCAGGTAATAATAAAGCAACATCAAAACAATGACCTTTACAGTGATCAGATGTTGGACTTTCAGTTTTAACAACACCTTTTAAACGGTATCCTGAACTGATTGTCCACTGTTTACCGTATCCACCAATACCACCTGGAAGAACATCTAGGTATGGTTCAAGTACATTTTGAGCAGCAGTGGCCAAGTTACAAACAATTTCTTGAACTTTATATACACGTTCTGGACTACTTGCTGTATCTTTAAGCACTTGATCAACAAGTTTATGTGGTCCAGTTAAGCCACCTGATATTAACATACCAAGCGTAAAGTTTTTGGACATTCTATAATCGTTAGTAAAGTTTGTTGTATTGTAAATAACTTGACAATCAACAGGAATTTTACTATCTTTACCACCAGAAGGGGATGCTGGAGTTTCAGAAGCTACAGGAGGTGGTGCATTTGGAACACCAGTAGATTGAGCTTGATCATTATTAAACTTACGTCCTTCTGGAGTAGCATAATCTTCTGGTGTTTCAGCAGAAGCTAATTCTTCAGTTTGACGATCTGGTGGTTGTAATTGAGGAACAACTGGATCAACTGGATCTCCAGCAGGTGGAGGTGGTAAATCAAAGTCAGCAACATCTTGACCACCAGAAGCACCATTACCAAAATTACCTGTTGCATAATCAGCATTAAGAGTTGCGCCTGATTTAATATTCATATCAGAAGAAGATTCTAACTGAAGTGCGTTTGATTTAATGCTTGTGCCTTGTCCTGCTTGGAATAATAAATTATTAGCAGATTTAGCAGTCATATTATCCGCTGCAATATGCAAACTACCAGCTGCTTTAATTTGCATATCACCACCAACAGCAATATCTAAATCATTGGCAACACCAATTGATAAATTATTACCCACAGTTAAAGTAGCATTACCTTCTACCTGAACATTAGCGTCAGTTCTTGCGTAAATATTAGCATTACCTTCAACAGTAAGGTTACAGTCTCCGCCAACGTGAATAAAACCATTACGTTCCATAATTATAAAGTTTTCACCAATAATATAATTAGTCTGTGACCCATTAGGATCTACTTCAGTATATGTTCCTGCTCTATGATAAGTATGGATACGTTCTTGTCCTGGTGTATCATCAAACTCTTGAACGTGACCTGATTCAGTTTCTAATACTTTATTGTATGGATACTTTGCACCATATGCTGGCATTGGTTGATCCCAAGAGCCTTCGCCATTTGCTAATGGAACACCCAATCTTCTATTTGCATCTTTCTTAGCAACAATAGTACCATCAATAATGCCACGTGCTAAACGATTAGTATCTGGTTCATTGATATAATCTTTTAGTGGATACTTATTATTTGGATCTCTAAATCCAGTATTATCAGTACCACGAGCAACACTTTCTGGTGATGGTCCAGGAGTTGGACTAGATCCATCTGCTGGTGGCTCAGGTGTTGGAGTTCCAGCATCTTTATCTACTGAGCCTGTTGCTTGTGCTCCATAAAAATATTGGTAGTAATCTAATTTACGTGCTGCGATATCTGGAGAATTAACACCAACAGATTTTTTAGCAGCAAAGAAATATCCAGGATGGTCGGTTGGTGAAGTTCCCTTTGGAACACGATCTTTAATATACAAAGCAGCAACTAATGCTGATACATTAATATCACTATCAAGAGAATCAGGATTATTAATTAAATCAAGAGTTAATCCCATGGCATTTGCCATCTTCTGATATTTTGCGTAGTTCGCTTTACCAGTCAACTGAATAAAACCACGTCCATAATATTTACCACCATCCTCGTCTGTTTGATTTCCTAAGAAACCTTTACCACGAGTTGATGGACCATAAACCCAAGAGAAAAATTGTTCTCTTGTAAGACCTTTCTTTTGCGCATTGGCATATTGTGCCGCAGTAGCGTCTGTTGCAAAAGAGAAAATTTGTTTTAATCTAGATTCGCTATAATTAAAACCTTCTAATTGAGGAATCCAACCAGACTCACCACCAGCAATACCAAGTAATGCACATTTTTGTTCTTTTGTTGTTAAACCAACTTTGTCGCATGCAGCAATAAGTGCTTTAATACCATCAGATGCTTTACTAGAGTTTGAAGATGATTTTGGTGGCGGAACTGTTGGAATTGATATATTAGTATTAGATTGAGTAACTGGCGCAGCAGTTGTTGCTGATGCATCAGGTTGAGCAGATTTTACTGGTTGTCCAGAACTATCTAATATAGGTTGTCCAGTACTTGTGGTTACAACTCCCTGAACTTTACTTGAATTTACTGCATCTAAGTTAGAAGGAGGATCTTTAAATGTAATAATGTTTTCAGTATAACCACTAACTTCTTCACTAATTGTAATCTGAGTTGGTGAATCAATTGTAACAATATAACAATTTTGAGATAATCCAAAACCAACAACTTTCATATTGGCTTTTAGTGGCGTCGTTAAATTTGTAGATCCATTTTCTGGATCATAAAAAGTTAATTGTTTACCAGAAACTGGTCCAACAATAGTTCTTAATACAATATCTTTTGTTCTATATTCTTGGATAGCAGTTCCACTATCATCATCAGAAATAGCAATTGGGTTTTGTGGTATACCACCAACAGTACCAAATATTAATGGTTGCTGCATCGAATCATCAGCAAACATAATAATAACAGTTGTACCTTCAACTGGACCAACTGGGGTTGAGCCAATACCATTCATCGCAGCAGAACCTACTGGCTGAATCGGAGTTGCCCATGGTAAGTCATTTGTTGGTAGTTGCGTTTTATCGTGAGTATGCAATCCTACAATACGAACTTGGCATCGACCAAGTTGTAAAGGATCTGAGCGATTTTCAACTATACCTGTATAAAACATTATGATTTTTTCCTATCAATACTCAATTGTAAAGAATCTTTAATTAATTCCATATTACACTCATGACGCTCACGAGTAATATAATGGTTAATTGCTGAAATTAAATAAAAACCAGAAAACATTTGGTCAATTAAATCTTTGTCATTATCTTGATTACTTGCTGGTTCAATTTTATTTAATGTAACTGAAACCTTTTGCCCAACTGTATAATCTGCTCTTCCTGGAACTACAATTTCAATTTTATTGGCTTCAGCCATTTTCATTAATGAAATACGTTTCTGAAGATTTTTAAAATTAGTAGCATCACCAAATCCACTAAAGTTAGCATTATCTCTTGGATAATTTATTAGTAATGCATTAGATCTAAAAATTGCGTTATCACCAATAAGAGGATTTTTATTAAGATGATTTAAACTATCGAAGTCTGCTTTAGCATCATAATTCTTAACATTATATTGTTTCTTATTAATATCAAAAGTAGTAACCTTTGACGAGAACATACCACTACGCAATCTATCCATATAATCAAAACCAGTTGGAATTGTAATATTGTCTATGCGTCTATAATCTTCCTGCACATTTTTAGAATCACCGCCACTTCCAGTTTTATCTCTGGTATATTTGTCATATGTAAATTGTTGATATACACCATTTGCATAAAGACTATCTAATGATATAAAATAAAAACCAAAACGATTCTCAAAGAAAACATAACTTGGAGATTGGTTCTTATTAATAGCATAACTAGTAGCAAAATTAATTGCTTTTACTGGAGACCAGAAATTAGAAATAAACTTTATGTCTTTTGTCGTAGGTTCAGTAAAGATTTCCTTTTGACTCTGTAAACCATTAAATGAATCTTTTACTAAAGAAGTAACAATATCAACTGGACTTCCAGTATATACTTTACTAATTTTTTTGTTTAAATCAATAACAGCTTCAATAGAAATAAAGTGTAATTGATATACAATGTTCTTATCACCAATTAATTCTCTATCGCTTAATTTGTAAATATAAAATTTACCTTTAATATTTTTCTTTTCGTCTAAAGTTGGTGTACTAATTTCAATCTCAATCATTTCTTCACCAACAAAAGGAAAGAGATTCACTAAGTCAAATGATTCTTTAAGAATTAAAGAACCACTCATAAATGGAGAGAATAAGTCTTCATAAATTGAAATGGCAATAACCTGTGCAGCAACATCTTGCTTCACCCCACCACTGGTAGTAATATCACATTTGTCAATGCTGACTTCACCAGCAAAATTTAAAACTTTATCCGCTGGTTGCATTATAACTCATCTTTAAAGTTCTGTATAATCGTAGAAACTAATTCTCTTGAAATAATTTTAATAGATCGTTTTGATTCGTTTACAGTATCTTCATATTGTCTATTTGAAATTGAAGTAGCTCCAGGAACATCACTACTTACAATAAATCCATTATAGTCAACATAGTGGTGAACATCATCAGAAGCATCACCATATTTGTCGCTTACAAATTGATCAAGCGCAACTTGAGTAAGTGGCCAATCTGCAAGATAATCATATCTTTCATTTGCTAACATTACAATCCAATGATATTGTGCATTGCCATAAACTTTTTCAGCAACAATTTCTGGAGTTTCACCATCAACAATATCATAGTAATCATATACAGTAACATTTGCTAATACATCTCTACGGAAACGAATATTTCTAGTAATATCAGTTAATGCTAATGCTTTAGTCTGAGTTTGTTGGTGAGTAAATGGAGCAGAAACTGTAACGAATGGTGGTGACGCATATCCAGTTCCAGGTTCTGTTATAACAACGTCAGTAATAACACCTGAATTAATGACAGCAAAAGCAGTTGCTGCCAAATCTCCAGTTTCTGGAGCAGAAAATGTAATTGTTGCATTAACATATCCTGAACCACCATTAACAATATTTACAGCACCAACTGTTTGGCCAGCTAAATCTGCAGTTAATACTGCTTGCGTTCCAGAACCGACTGTTGTTGTAATATCAAAATCATAAAGGAACTGCGGGAAATTTTTAAAATACATTATAGACCATCCTTAACTTTATCTTTGGTAAGAAGGGCAAGTTCGCGGAATGAAAGTGTAATATCAATTTGAGTTGGCATACCATCATCAAATGTATTGAACATGCCATTTGGGGCGTAGTTAATTGCAAGATCAGTTAATACACAAGAAGTGTGACGATGAATCTTATCATTTTGTTTACCACCAGTATAATAAAAAATATCAAACTCAGATGGATAAATATAAACGAAATTATTAGAATCTTTAAATTCTGGATGCATATGTAATTTGAACTGTTTAATAATGTTCATTACATTTTGCGCTTCTGTTGAATTTCTTGGAAAAAACTTATAGTCAAAACTAAATGTTCTAAAATGAACACCTTTAAATACTTGTTCCTTTTTAGGATTTGCTGCAAGACCAGTAGCGACTGAATTGCCAGCACCCTGTGGTCCTTTGGATAATGCGAGGTTGGTTAAAATATCTGCACCAACTCCAGTAACATCACTATCTTTACCTTTACTTTGAAGTGCTTTCATTATTTCACCACCAACTGCACCAGCCATCGCTAATGCTGAAGTATCTTCGTCACTCCACTCAACACCATAATTAATTGCTAGGTTATTTGGTATATGTAAAGCAATAGCAGTCTTTAATCGTTTCTGACTTCGTTTAGCATCTGGTGCATTTAATGCAACTACGCCACCAACTACGCCACCAACTACGCCACCTTTAACAGCACCAACACCAGCACCTTTAAGATCGCCAGTCATTAATCCACCAGCAATAGCACCCTCAACCGCAGTAGCACCTACGTTTGCTCCAACTAATTGTTTGCTAGATAACCCCATACCAACCAAATCACCACGATCTCTAGGTGTATTGTCTTCAACTGTTGGCGTAGCATCTCTGGTAATCAACTTTGAATCGATTGATACATTAATATAGAAAATAGCGTAGTTTCCACCGTAAATCCCCTCTGGTGACATAAGGTCGCTTGGATATGAATAATTTTGAATATCATACATACCAGCATTGAATTCGGATGGTCCACCTCTTGCAGTATACAGGTTTGTTTTGGTAGAAGCTGGTGGTGCGTTAGTTAATAGTCCACCTGATGTAGCATTTTCAACACTATCTGGTGTGCTAGATATAACATTACCTAATTCGTCGTATGTAGTTGGCATTTATTTTCTCTAAATAATAGTATTATTACCTATTCTATTTCTTATTTATGTTCCATAAAAGATTCTTTAAACCTTTGCATCCAGAAAAATACTCTGGAGATCCGACTAATATCATAATGCGATCTAGTTGGGAGACCCGATTCGCTTCTTGGTGTGATAAAAACCCAAGTATAGTAAAATGGCAGTCAGAAGAAACTGTCGTTCCATATCGCTGCCCAACTGATAACAGAATACATCGGTATTTTGTTGATTTTCAAATTCAAGTATTACAAACAAATGGTAAATTAAAGCGATATTTGGTTGAAGTAAAACCAGCTAAACAATGTTCTCCACCTGTGTATCCTGGAAAACAAACTAAGCGTTATCTAGCTGAATCTGTTACATATATTAAAAATCAAGCAAAATGGAAAGCAGCAACCGAATATGCTAAAGATCGTGGATGGGAATTTAAAATTATAACAGAAAAAGAACTTGGGCTTACTTAACCTAAATAAAGAATATGGCTATTAAGAAACCAATTCAAGACGTTTTTGACCAAAATAAATACGATCTCTTAACTGCGGTAAAGAGATCTAGAGGTTGGTTTGAAAAACAAGTTGCCGCAATGGCTCAGCAAAACATCACTCCCAATAAAGTGTTGAAGGGTGAGCCATCAGATATGCGAACTTCAATTGTTCCAGGGTCTTTGTATATGTATATTTATGACCCAAAAACCAAAGAAGATTTGCCATATTATGATAGATTCCCTTTGGTATTTCCTTTTAGAAAAACCCAAGATGGTTTCTATGGATTAAATATGCATTATTTACCATACGATTTACGTATTAAATTGCTTGATCAACTTCTAGTTTTTAAAAGCAATAGTCGTTGGGATGAAACAACAAAGATTAAATATAGCTGGGCATTAATAGATGGCGTTTCCCGTTTTGCTCCAGCGAAACCTTGCGTGAAGCAGTATTTAAATGGTCATGTAAGAAGTCAATTTAGACAAATCTATTCAGAGGATTGGGCAACTGCTATGTTATTACCAGTTGAAAGATTTGTTGGTGCATCTAAACAACAAGTCTGGTCAGAATCCAGAAAAATTACAAGAAGAGCATAATGGCAAACTCTCCAATAAACGATTTTATTTCTTCAATTAAAGCTAATGGTCTTTCTAGAACAAACCGATATGCGGTAATGTTTGGAAATACACCATGGGCAGAATCAGCATTAACAAAGAATACAGTATTATTTTGTGACCAAATCCAGTTGCCTGGAACAAATTTTAATACAACTGATATGAGAACATATGGCGAAATTAGAAAAGCACCATATGAAAGATTATATGAAGACATTAATATGTCGTTTTATGTTGATACTGATATGTCTGTAAAA